TGATTCCCAGGCTAACGAAGTCTTTGGGGCTGTCGGTGGCCAAGAAGGTTACCAAGCGATGGCTGAATGGGCCACAGAGAACCTAGACGAAGGTTCACTGGATGCGTTTAACCAGATCGTAGAGACCGGCACTGTGGAACAAGCTAAGGTGGCAGCACAGGGATTGTATTCGCAGTTCCGTTCGGCTAGCGGAGGAGCCCCTCAGTTAGTCCAAGGTCAAACCAACGGCCAAGCTATTACGCCCTTTACGTCTTCGGCTATGGTAACTAAGGCCATGAGTGACCCGCGTTACAAACAGGACCCAAGTTACCAAGCTGAGGTTCACCGCAGGTTATCTGTTTCTGATATTCTATAATAATAAAACTATGAGCACCCTAATTAACTACATCGTTGACAACAAAGACACCCTCATTAGCACCCTTACGGCTATCGTAGCGGCAGCCTCAGCGATCGCAGCGCTCACACCAACCCCTACTGACGACTCGATCGCAGCGAAACTCTACAAGATCGTTGACTGGCTCGCGCTTAACGTAGGGAAAGCTAAAGATAAATGATCGCGTCTATCGTTAGATTACTAATAGCCTTCCCGTCACTGGGGAGGCTTTTTCTTTCTATAAGAGATGAATACACTAAAGAGCTTGCTAATCGCAGGCACAATCGTCATCGCATCCTTATCAACAAGTGGGTGCACGACGATGAAACCAAGCCGGATACCCGAGATGATCCAGAGGCTTGACGCCCACGACTTTGACAAAGAGGAGAAACAAACGATCTCTGCGTTGCTTCACTACATTAACTACTTAGAGAATGAGTTGTAGAGCGTGGCTTACTGATGACGCACAGTTACCCCCGGCTGACCCAGTGTTAGCCATATGTGTCGGCCACAGTCGATACAATGACATGGGCGCTGTTGCGTGTGACGAAAAGACTAACGAGTGGACGTATAACCTCCAGGTCGCTAAGTCGATCAAAGAAGAACTAGATGACGCTGGGGTTCCCTCAGTGATTGTCCACGAGTATACTGGTAACAATTACTCAGAGTCTATGAAGAACCTGAGCGTTGGGCTCAAGGAACTCAAGGTTACCTCAGCGATCGAACTCCACTTTAACGCGGCGACCCCTGCGGCACATGGCAGCGAGATGCTCTACTGGCACAAGTCTAAGAAGAGCGAAAAGTTGGCCAAGTGCCTCCAGGATCAAGTCGTGAAAACATTCGGTGTCAAAGACCGAGGCGTTAAGCCTAAGACAGCGAAGAGTCGAGGCGCTAGGTTCCTAAAGGACACGCACTGTCCTGCGGTGATCACTGAGCCATTCTTCGGCTCCAACCAAGAAGACTGGGATATGTTTGAGCATAGCTTTGACACCTTAGGTTCTTCTTTGGCAAAAGGATTTATTAATTATTATAACAATGAAAAGACAGGGAGTCAGTCTCAGGAAAGAACACAAGTCTAAGAAAGGTGGTCTTACTGAAAAAGGCCGTAAGTATTACAACAGTAAGACTGGGAGTAAACTTAAGAAACCTCAGCCTGGTGGTGGTCCTCGTAAGCGGTCGTTCTGTGCACGCATGAGTGGCGTTAAGGGCCCTATGAAAGACGCTAAGGGACGCCCTACACGCAAAGCCTTAGCGTTAAAACGCTGGAAATGTTAACTATATAAAATTATGCCTAAAGTTGGAAAAAAGAAATACGCCTATACGGCTGCCGGTAAAAAAGCAGCGAAGAAAGCAGCTAAACGGACTGGTCTTGTGATCAAAAAGAAGAAGTGAAAGAACAAGTAACCTTCAGGTGAAGCATGGCTAAAATATGTCCTAAAGGAATAGCATGGGCTAAGCGCACGTTTGACAAGTATCCGAGCGCCTACGCTAACATGGCAGCATCGAAATACTGCAAAGACCCGAACTACGGTAAGGGCAAGCGGTCTAAACTTAAAATCAAAAAGAAACGTGGGTGAACTAGCAAAGTGGCGAAAGCAGAACTGGGTCCGAATAGGCACTGACGGTAAAATCAAAGGACCCTGCGGAACCTCAAAGAACAAGAAAAATCCAGACAGATGTCTTCCATCATCGAAAGCGAAAAGCCTAAGCCAGACCCAGAGAGCCTCCACTGCACGCAAGAAGAAACGTGCTGGTGCGAAGGGGAAGCAGTTTGTTGCCAACACCCCTGCTGCTCGTGTGAAGCTGCGAATCAAGAAGTAGAGCTTGAAGACATCGCTAGGGTCGTCTTTTTAGACCACGCGCAAGACTTAGGGAAGCCCCTGGTCTGCACTGTCTACGGAGTCATTGAGCATATAGATAAAACATTTATTAATATTACATCGTGGCATCCGACCTACGAAGACGACGATGACACCAACAGAACCACTTATACTATCATCAGGAGCTGCATAAGACAGCTAGATGTATTTAACTAAAATTTTCCCTGAGTCTAACAAACCGAAGTAACTAGACTAGTAACCACCAAGCCCGATGCGTCGGACAACTTGCGGCGAACAGTAGAAACTAAAGTCCACAGACGAAAGAAACCAAAACTAAACTATAACTTATTATGCCAACTAATAATCCCACCATTCCGGGTAAGGTGAATGGAACTGGACCACGCGCACTGCCTGCTGGCGCTTTGTCAGCTGACGCAGCGTTGTTCCTTAAAGTATTCAGCGGTGAGATCCTCACTGCGTTCAACGAAACGAACGTAGCTAAAGACCTCATCATGACTCGCACTATCTCTAGTGGTAAATCTGCTCAGTTCCCTGTCACAGGTAACGCTGAAGCCAAGTATCACAAAGCCGGGGACGACCTCCTGGGCTCTGGTAACTACTTGTCTCAGATTGCTCACAACGAGAAAGTAATCAACATTGACGACATGCTTGTCGCTTCGTCTCTGATTCCAAGAATCGATGAACTAAAAAATCACTATGATCTTCGTTCTATCTATTCGGCTGAGCTCGGGAAAGCCCTGGCTAAGCGCATGGACATTCAGATTCTTAAGACGTTGTTCGCCGCTGGTCTCACCACCACTGCTAACTACTCTGGGGGACCTGTAGGAACTGAGATTACCAGTGCAGACACATTGTCTGCTGATGGACTTGTTGCTGCACTCTTTGACTGCGCGAAGGCCCTCGATGAAAAAGAAGTCCCATCTGAGGACCGCTTTGCTATCTTGACGCCGTTCCAGTATTACAAGCTGCTCACTGCTGATAACACAGCGATCAACAAGGACACTTCAAGTGGCGCTGCTGACGCTGCTAAAGGTAGCATTGCGGAAGTCGCTGGTATCAAGCTCTACAAGAGCCCGCACATCGAAGGTGTTCAGGTTGCTGTTAGTGGGCAAGCTGGAGACGACGCAAACGTAGCGAACTCTCCATTTGCAGCCACTGCTGTTAACAACGACGACGCTGGTTACAACGGGGACCTTTCGGGTGTTCGCGAAACTGGAAGTGGTCAAGATAACAACTGCGGCTTCGTTGCTGGACACTCGTCTGCTGTTGGTTGCGTTAAGCTCCTCGACCTTGCGACTGAGTCTGAGTATCTGATTGAACGTCAGTCTACTCTCTTTGTTGCTAAGTATGCAATGGGCCTCGGCGTTCTTCGCCCTGAGTCTGCTGTTGTGGTTAACACCACTTCATCTGCGGCTAGCTAATAGCACACACTAAATTCATGCCTCGTCCTCATTAAGTTGGGGACGGGGTATTTTTTCATTTTATTAATATTATTATGCCACTCACTACAAAACTCGAAGCTGTCAATACGATGCTGAGCGCTATCGGTGAAAGCCCAGTGACTCAAATCACTGTCACTACCTCACTGCCTATCTCTGCGGTCACCGCGATCACTGTGTTAGACGAAGTTAGCCGCGAGGTTCAGTCAGAGGGATGGCACTTCAATACGGTCAACAAGCAGACGCTTAGCCCCAACAGCAGCAATGAGATCGTTCTTGCTGACGACATTATGCACGTAGATACCCTAGATCACTCTAAGGACATTGTGCAACGCGGAGGCAAGCTGTTTAACCGTGAAGACAACACCTTTACTTTCACAAGCGACATTGACGTCAGGTTGATGTTCCTTTTAGATTTTACTGATCTCCATGAACAAGCACGGAGATACATTACACTCAAAGCCTCAAGGGTCTTCCAGGCACGCACCGTCGGGTCTCAGGAGCTTGAGCAACAGATCCTACGGGATGAACTCAAAGCACGCTATAACCTCGAAGAAGCCGATGGCCAAGGAGCCGACAGAACGATCTTTGATAACTATGACGTCGCTTCGTGCCTCGGGGTCAACCGAAACTACGACATTCTCTAATGCCATTAATCAATACATCATTACCAAACCTTATCCAAGGGGTTAGCCAGCAGCCTGACGCCACACGGTTCTCGGGGCAATGCGACGCCCAGGTGAACTTCATGAGCAGTGTTGTTGATGGATTAACAAAACGTAACGGCACTAGGTTTGTTCAAATCCTAGATGATGCTGGTCTTACTCTTTCGGAAGATAGCTTTATTCACTTTATCAACAGAAGTGAAACTGAACGATACGTATTGCTACACAATGGCACTAAGATCTACGCTTACAATGTGCTCAGCGGGGACGAAGCGGGTATTGAGGTAGACGGAGTAGTGCACACAGGAGGATTCACACCAGCAGCTGACAGCTACCTAAACATTCCCTCGTCGGTCGGAACACCCCGTGCTCTTCTTAGGGCTTCTACTGTTTCTGACGGAACCTTTCTTGTTAACCGCGCAAAGACAGTCGCGACAGACCAATCGTCTCGCGCTGCTGCCTTAGATAAAGAAGCGTTGATCTTTGTTAAGCAAGGCGACTACGAAAAGAAATATCAGGTAGACCTTACGTATTCTAATACCAACCCAGTTGCTGCTACTGTAAATCTTACTTATACTAGAACAACCAGGAGAGGAAACAACTTCTACAATTTGTCTGCTGTTAGTTCTATTGCCACTGGAGGAAAAGGGTATACCACTGGACAAACTTATACTGTTGTTGGGTTCCCTGCGACTGAACAGTCAAAGCCGCTTAAGACTCTTGAGGGAACCGCTTCGTTAGTTGTAGATACTTCGGGAAGCTCAATTGGCGAAATTGATACAGCTTCAGTAGGGAATACAGGGCCTGAAATATATATCGGGTCCAATGAAAATGTAGGGGATACTATTACGATAGAAGTCACACTAGCACTCGGAGAGGCAACATCTGTCGGCACTGTATCTACAGAAACTGCGTCTATAACTTCTGGCCCAGCCACAGGCCCTAATCCAGCAGCAAACGCAGACACTTCAGTTATTGCAGCCTCATTAAATACGCAAATAGGGGGTATAACTAACTTTAGTAATGATTTTACGTCAACTCAAGAGGGTAACTTAATTGTTCTTACACGTAAGTTAGACGGCAACGCGGAACAAAGTGACTTTGAGATCCGAGGCCACGATGGTCTCGGCGACGGTGCACTCGGCGTTGTCTATAAGGAAGTCGGATCGATTACTGACTTACCACTCTACGCTAAAAACGGATTCATCGTTAAAGTCCGGGGAGACCAAGAGTTATCCGCCGACGACTACTACGTTAAGTTTGAGACAACCGACGGACAAGACATAGGGAACGGTTCATGGGTCGAGACGTTCGCGCCTGAACAACTGACCAACTATGACACTTCTACGCTGCCTAGGTTAATTACTAATACATCATTAAACAAGTTTGAGATCAATGAGATAAAGATGGCCCCTAGGTTTGTCGGTGATGACATCTCTAATCCGTTCGCTTCGTTTGTCGGTAAGAACATACAGAACAGTGTGTTTTTCAAGAGCCGCTTAGGGTTTATCTGTGAGGGTAACGTGATACTCTCAGAGTCTGGACTAGGCGCACGTAATAGCTCAGGGGACTTCGAGTATAACTTTGGACGAACCACCGTCACAACCTTGTTGGATTCTGATCCTATTGATGTGGTGGTAGAGTCGCAACGTGTCGTTAGTCTTACGGCTGCAGCTACGTCCCAAGAGAACCTAATACTGTTCTCGAATAACGGACAGTTTGTTCTCAAAGGCGAAGACCTACTGACGCCACGCACGGTCTCAGTGAAGCCCATTACGAACTTTGAATACAACGATGAGACCGACCCTGTGTCTGTCGGTTCATATATTTATTATCCATTTGACTTAGGGAACCACACAGGTATCCGAGAGTTTTCGCTCAACAAGACCACGGACGTCTATGAGTCCAACGAGATCACTGAGCAAGTCCCTCGGTATATCCCTAAGGACATCACGTATTTCTCTGGGTCACTCTCACAGAACCTACTAGGGATCTTGTCCAAAGACGAAGACCAGTCTCTTTACATGTATCGTTACTTCTTTAGTGAGAACAAGAAGGTGTTGAGCTCGTGGTTCAAGTGGGACTTTAACATGAAGATACGAGGCTTTGAGTTTATTGACTCAACGCTTTACTTGATTGTAGCTGACCCCATAACAGACATTCCCTCTATAGTTAGTATGCCTTTGAGCTTTGACGGAGAAGATGAAGGTCTTGCGACTTACACAGCTAACGGATCTGCGTTAACCACATCAATCGCGACAACACCTGAGGACAATGTCACTCACTTAGACATGCGTATTCCAGCAATAATCTACAACGATCAGGTGAAGTTTCCTACGTTTACCGCCGGTAGCACTAAGCCTCTTAGAGAAAACATTAGCACATTTGTAGTTGGAGGCACATCCTATAGTCCCTACTTAGCTGCCTCTGATATTAAGGTATACACTGACAGGGGCGTAAATATACCAGTGACAGTTACTGCATCAGGTGGGGGAACCATTGATCCCACATCGATCTCCGTCAACAATACAGGAGTTTGGCCTAACTACACGTCGGTCTGGGTAGGCTATGAGTTCAACAGCACCTACACGTTCTCTGAGCAGATCTTTAAGGCCCAGGCAGGACAAGCCCGGACACCTAACGCTTCGGCCAAGCAGTTCATCAAGAACCTATCGCTTTACCACACGCAAACCTCAGACTATAAGATCAAGGTGACACCAGATAAACGAGCACAATATACTAATGAGTTCCCTGAGTCATTCACAGGCGCTGGAAGCTCACTACGCACTGAGCTCAAAGACGGATTCTTTAGGGCCCCTGTGTTTACCTCTAGTGAAAACGTAGAGATAGTCTTAGAGAACGATGGGGCTAAGCCTAGTAACCTCCAGTCTGCTGAGTTTGAGACCTTTGTTCACACCCGGTCAAATCGCTATGGAGCCTAGTAGGACTTACGGAGACTGTTCGATCGTCCAGGCGACGATACACCACGTCCATGAGCTCAAAGATAACCTGAGGCCCCACGATGCCCTAGAGTGCACACTCTTAGGCAGCACACCAAAGAAAGCCTTAATGTTAGCCTTGACGACCGACAGGTCAACTTACACGGCGCTCGATGGGGACAAGAAGCCGTTCGCTATGTTCGGCTCAGGGCCTACTGAGAACGGTGGGTATATCTGGATGCTCGGCACCCCGGATGTCACTAAGCACCGTAGGCACTTCATACGGGCATCGCGTGACTGGGTGCATTATATCTCTAAGCCCTTTGGGGTCACCTCTAACGTGGTGCTCAAAGATAACAAGATGGCCATACGTTGGCTTAAGTTCTGTGGCGCTAAGTTTCTACGGGAAATAGAGATCTCGTCTCAGGCTTTTTACGAATTTATTATTACAACTAAATAAACTACTATGTGTATACCAGCATTCGCTCCGCTCGGAGCAGCACTACTCGGGACTACAGGAACTGCCGCAGCGGGAGGAACCCTAGCAGCTGCCACAGGGACTATGTCTATACTCGGTCCGATAGCCCAGGGTATGCTGAGTTTCGGCGCTCAGGCCCAGCAAGCACGCGCACAGGCCGAAGCGCAGAAACGGGCGTCGATCGCTGAGAACGCGAGATACATGGCGCAGATCTCGGCGACACGCCAACAGCAAGCCGCTGATGCACTCAGGGTAGCCCAAGAGGTCCAACAGGCGAACAGAGCAAGCATGGAGGCTATGGCGAGGAAACAAGTGGCCGCAGGTGCCGCAGGTATCAGCACTGAGTCTGCGAGTTACCTTGCTGAAATGAGAGACTTAGAGAGACAAGTAGCTGAGCATAGTTTTGCCTTTGAGCAACGCCAGACCCTAGCTGACCAGTCGTATGAACTTAAAGCCCGCGACTTGGGGCTCCAGACTCAACAGAATTTTATTAATATTAATAGACCGATTGACCAACCAGACTTCTTAGGGACAGCCTTAACGTCGGCACTTGGAAGCCTCGACGCTTACTCAACGGCAAAAGGCCGCCAGCTTACAATTGAAGCCCAGGCAAAAGGAACACCAAGACCACCAAGATCCAATTAGATGACACCACAAGAACTTCTACAACAACAACGCCGTCAGCAGGTCGATTTTAACTTATCGTTGCCTAGTGTCACCTCGCGTGAACTACAGGCAGGACAGTATTCGGTGGCGGTCCAACGGACACCCAAGGCCGAACAGACGACGCTAGGACGCCTTGCCGATGCCTTAGGTAAAGTCAACCCGATCATCGCGAAATACGGTGACGCCCAGATCGCAGAGAACGAAAGGCAGATCTTAGACGTCCAGCAGAAAATCGCGAGCATGGACCCTGTAGAAAAAGAGAAACTCCTTGCACGACCAGAAGCCGAAGTGAACCTCTCTAAGGCCTTTAGGGCCGACTACGAGCTTAACCCTGTGGCAACCTACCGCGCCAAGATGTTGTTAGGCGC